GTTTAAGGTAACAGCAGCTGAAGCCCACGCATGCCTCAATGGGTCTCCTAATTCTTGACCTATATCGTTAAAACCATCGCTGGCAGCCTTAGTGCCTGGAATCCAGCTACGTTCTAGTCGGATCTTTAGTTCTTGGAATCGTAGACCTATAGCTTCAGCGAATTCATGACGATCAGTCAAAGCTTCAAAGCCTCGGCTTATAAAGCCTAAAATCGTATTATCACCTTTAACGGGACCGTCAGAGCCTTTAGCGATGAGACCCCCTTCAGAAAATCCCATAATCCCTGTCGGCTTTTTACTATTAATAGCTTCCAGCACACCCCTATGTCTTTTCGTCGATTCGGCGTTGATCACATATTCGCCGTTGGACAGCAGCGCAGGTATGGAGTCACTAGTGGCTGTTCCGGAGCCCCAAACAGGGCCACCTGAAGCTCTCTCTATAGGTTTTTTACTTCGGTCACCCCAAATGTCCCTTTCCACAAACTCGACGATAGCTTTTGATCGCGCTATACCGGTCTCGAGTACAGCATCTGCAATGACTTTACCCTGCTCTCGATATTGTGTGTCAAACCAGGCAGGTGTGAGAAAGTTGCCGAGTTTCTCATACATATTGGCGCCAGCTGCAGCATCTTCGCGGCGCTCAACTCTAGCAGCGTTGATGACACTTTTCAATGCTGCGATACTGCTTGTCAAGCTGCTCGCAGTCCGCTCCAGAGTATCTCTATTATCATCTGTAGCTGTCGTTAGAGCCGTGTTCACTGAGACTAACTCTCTCTCAGCGAGCATCAACGACTCTTCAGCTGTTTGTGGAGAGTCACCCTTACGATAAGGGTCGCTAAACATTTCGCGGAAGTCAGCTAATTTTACTTCTCTCCGGTCTTTGGCATCTTCTATTATGCGTTTGTTGAGCGCCGCTGCATATTCTCCGAATGACATTTTTCCGACAATCGTGGCATCTTCTATGCGTTTTGCATATTCTTCGAGTGACACTTCAGGCGGTTGCGTAAGAGGTGAACCACCTATAAACACTTTAACATCGCTGACAAACTTCAGGAACTCACGCCGAATCGCTAAGTCTATCTTTGCTATATCGTAAGATTGTTGTGAGATATCGCTACCACCAGCTATACGAGCTGCACCTTCAGCGGAACCGACAAAAATTCCGCTATGCTTGTCAACGTCAGAGGCCTTGCTTACAATAGCTGCAGCCACCTTATCCAAATCCTCTAAACCTATAACTACATCCTGTAGCTCGGCTTCCAGAGCTTCTATCTCTTTTGGAGACAGAGGTCTCGCGAGGCTGATGCGGCGTTGTATATCTTTTTGGAGAGTCTCATAAGCGGCTTTGAATTTGGCACTATCTTCTTTTGTTGTCTTGCCATCAATGGGATAGATAAGCGGCAAAAAAGTCTGAATGTTCCGCTCCAGCTCCCACATAAGACTAGACATGGTCTCTGATGATCTGTCTCTGTTCAATTTTTCGAGAATCTCAACTTGCTTAGCTTCGAGAGACGTCTTACTTTCCTTCACCGCTATAGCTTCTTTCTCCGTCTCAGGATCTGGAGCAAAAGCTTCTTTGATGCTATCTCTTACAGAGCGGCCTCCTGACTTGAGAGCTTTATAAAGGTTTGTAGAGATGTCCTTAAGACTGTCACCCAGTGCCGACTTTATGTCGGGAAACATCTTATAAGCGGTCACGAATGCCGCAACGATTAGTGCAGGTATCATGAAGAGAGGACTTCGCTTGAGACCTGCCATGAGAACTTTCAAGAACAGACCACCCAAATCTAAGAAGGCTGTGGATAGACCCGCTCCAGCGAACTGTCCCAACATGGCGGAACCTGCCATGACACCCATCTTCATGCCTGAAGATGACTCGGTCATGCCTTCAGCGATGCGACTACCCAGCTGGAAACCCGCAACACCACCCACCACACCTGCAACAGCTCCTGTGGCTGTTCTCACGCCGGCCAATGCATTGCGGCGTGATTCGTTTATATAGTCACGAAAAGATGTTTGAGCTGCACTCAGACGTGCGACTGTCGCAGTGTTCTTACGGAATGCTGACTCCATAGAACCTCTTGAACGTAAATTCGCCTGAAAGCCGGAACGAGCACTTTGAGCGTTTGCTGCCTGCCTCAACTGCGCGTTAGTTAAACCAATCGACGATCCACGCCCTTTGGCCAGAGCTTGCGCTTTTTGTAAGCCTAGCATTGAACCGTTTTGACTACGCATACGACTCAACGCTTTCAACTGCTGCTTGTAGGCGGTCTTCATGACCTTGGTCTGAGCCTGCAGAGCCTTAGGTGTCTGTTTAGCCACGAGACTTTGGTAGTGCGAGAGTCGTTTTTCGCCGACTCTAGCTTTCAAGGAATCCGCGATGTCCGAGCTCAATCTCTGAGGCATAGATATCAAAGCCTTGGCGCCTTTCGCGTAAATAGCTCGACCAGCGGAGAATAGTAACATGGCTTTGGCGACGATCGCTAGGATCTCTGTGGGGTTCGATGTCGCCAAGCCACCCATCAAGCCGCCCGTGGCATCCCTTCCACGTCTAACTATAAAGGATAAGCCTTTCTCGATGAGGTGCAGCACCTTATTAAATATATTTATCACATCGATCTCGAAGACCTTGACCGTAGGTATCGCAAGTACCCCCGCAAACAACAGACCTAGGCTGGTTGCAAAGAGTGCAGGTAGCGTAGCCACCAAACCTTGCAGACCAATTAACAGCATCGCGCCCACCGCAGTCACGGAGAAGATACGTCCCCATCTCGACATAGTCTCCCACGTCTTTATGACCAAAGTCTTTATGCTGGAAGCTATACCTTCCAGGGACTCCGTAACTGATGTCAGATTAAACTCAAAGTCTTCCATCAACGAAAAAGTGAAGAACTCAGAAAGGCTCGCTTTCATCGACGCATATTTACCCTCAAGTCTTTTGGTGAAGATGTCTACACTCTTGAAGTCGAATGAATCGTCGATACCATCCTTCAGGGTATCCGTGGCTTTCTTCACATCTTTCTTCTCAAAGAGTTTAGAGATTGAAAACGCAGAAATTCCAGCGAACGCTGTTATTAAAAGTGTCTTCATGGACAAAACAGCTGATAGTACGGAGAAGATCGAGCCACGAAATGTATATACAGCAGCTGTGGCAGCTACCCACAAAGCTGTGATGGATAAGGTCTTGAAGTTTTCATTTGCGAAGTTCACGAACTGCTTGATATACTGCAAAGGCTTCTTCAGCAACTGACCGAACCACGAAACTGTATCCTTCACTAAATCGGGCACCCACGAGTTACCGATAACCTTGTCGTACAACCAGAAGAACCAGCCTTCGACATTCTTGGCCCACTCTTTTACTGTCGCGAGAGATAGGTTCAAATCTGAAAAGATGTCGGAGGTCTCAATCTTCAACTTAGCTGAGAGGAGTTTCGATTTGACGTTGTTGAAAAACCCTACAACTCTGCTGAACCCTGCAGAGACCATTTGTATAATGCCAGACACAGTATCGCGAAAGAAAATGGAGACAGCGTTGTTGCGGAGCAACTGCTCCACATCGAACATCAGACGGAAGATTGTGTCCTTAGCGATCGCAAAATAGTAAGACATACGTTGACCGATCTCCGCCATTTTCAACGCGAAGTCATTGATCTTACCGGCAACACTGCCGAACGACACGTCGGCGGCTTTCTGAAAACCATCAAAAACCAAGAGACCTGCGTTGCCTAAATTCGTGAAAGCTGAGCTGAAGGTGACCCCCACCTTGCTGAAAGCCTCATCAATTCCATCGGTGTAAGCCAACACACCTTTCAAGAGTTTCACAGTGGTCAATTCTTGAGCGTGAGCCATCTTGATCAACTCACCGTAGCTGATCTTCAAACCTTTGGCGAGAGATCTGGAGAAGATCGGAGCGGCTTCAGCGATCGTGCGCCACTCGTCACCGCTCAACACACCCTTAGCCAAACCTTGACCCAACTGCATAATCGAGCTGAACTGCTCTGTGGCTGTGGCTCCTGAAGCGGCCAACGACTTAGTCACAGCTTCTGTGAATTTGAGGATGTCCTTCTGACTTGTGCCTAAACGCTCTGTGGATATGGCGGTCTTCTGGTACAACGTAGCCACTGCATTTATGTTTGAACGAGTCCCCATAGACACGTTTGCAAGACCTCTGAAAGCTTGTGAAGCTTCCTTAGAGCTCTTTGTCACCATCCGGATCTTTGTTTCAAAGTTGGTGATTGAGTCTGAGACCGAAGATAGTGCCTTCAATGAGCCGAAAGTGGCTACCGTAACAGCAATGGCTTTGGCGAAATTCCTCATTGAGGACGTGGCATCTTTCGAACTTTTCTCGATACCTATAACCGCTTGGCGGATTTTCGCCATGTCCTCTCTAGCTTTCGCTGAATCCGAAACAGTCTCTACTACAATAGCCATATGGATTTCCTTTTCAATTTAAAATGCGTTAAAAAGCCCTCTACGTGAATAGAGGGCTTACTTTACTTGACTTGTACAACAATTCCCAAAGGTCTTCCATACTTCAAACAAGTGGCTTCGATGAAGTACTTTGGAGCTTGTTTGGATGAACCTTCGTTGAGGTATTCAATATATTCTGTGTCGTTGCGTATTGAACACCGTTTACCTCTACAAGAAGAACTCCATGAGTCTCTCGCCTTACCCGTATCTACCGGGGTTTCATATGACAGATCTTTGGTCATGCGTCTCACAGTTTTCTTCAACTGCTTTTCCGTGAGTTCCGAAGTCTTCAATTCCAACATCGCTAGGGTGCTTCTAACACCCTTCACAATCATCTTCATTAGACAATCTCCAATTGTTTACCACCTTTGGCACCCATCATCTTGTGAAACAAATATGATGACTTCAATGAGTCTAGTGGTGTGGTTGTTCTTTGAGATTCTTTGGACAAGACAGCGAGGCTGTGAAAAGCTTCTTCTTGTTTCCCTGAGAAGCCCATAGATGCCATTATTCGATAAGCTCTTAAGTCGGCACGCCAACCCAGAGGTCTCTTCTCGAAATATTCCATCCAATCTTGGAGTTCAGATTGAGGCATCTCTGCCTCCATTACATATACCGGAGTCCCTATCGCTAGGGCTAAATCGTGTAAAGCCAGCTTTTCAGCCGACAGTTCTACTTTCCCCCAGAAGTATCCACTCCTGAGAATTTCATTATTTCGTTGGACAGTTTGGTCAACTCATCCATAGGAAGCGACTCCCAATCATCATCCTCCAAGTCAGACGCATCCGGAGTTGCGATCGAGATGATTGATTTTATCACCGCGAATCCATCGTCTTCCAAATTCTTTGCAACTTCTTGAATCTGCTTAACTTCACCGACTGTGAGCTTGTTGATCTCAATCTTCTCGCCCATGAAATTAACCTTCTTTGTTTGTTTCATTCCCACAAATTTCTTCATACTATTCTCCGTGATGTCAGCTTCGCTATCAGCTCCGCTGTTCTTTATCTTGATTTCGTTCATAATTGAACCCTTTTATGTGTTTCTTCATATTTTGCAATGTCGCCAAAGTCTTGAAAACCTCTTGAGATTTATCGTCATTAGCACCCACGAACTCTGGAAATCTCTCCATAACTCGCTCTGTGCTGAACTCTATATTCTCAAGCATCTTTGTACGCGTCAGCTCTATCACATAATCTATTCTGAATGGTTTCATCATACCTCCTTCGGTGGGGACACCCGTCATCGGCGACGGAGTTGTTTGAGAGTAGGCTCGCCACAGCCACCCTCCCCAACGGAATCTCAACTACTAAGCAGTTGGATCCACGGTGAAAGCACCGAAGAAGTCAGACTGTACAGTGATTGTCACAGTTGCTGTATTTGAATCAGTGAGCTGAGGATTCACCTGAAGTGCCTCAACCTTTCCAACCCAATAGTAGTAACTGTTCTCTGTAGCTGTGCCGTCTGAAGTGTCTCCAGCGAGACCACTTACACCGCCGCCTGACTCGTAACCTGGTGGTTCCGTGTTAAGAAGAGCGAAGCGGAATACACGCTGACTGCCGTCTCCCACCATGCTTCCCAAACTAGTGCCGTCGGCCCAGTCAGTAGCTACATAGTTCATTGTGATCTCCATTGAAGGAGCGTCAGCTTGACCCTGAATCTGCTGAGAAGTGCTTGAACCGTAAACAGGAACGTTTACGATGTTTGGTGGAGTTCCCATAGCAGGAAACTCACGGACATTCTCGATGCGCTCGAAAGTGCCTGTGGCGAAAACGCCGTCTAGACTCGTTTGGTTCTTCGTGGCTGGAACCGACGAAGTTGAGACGCTTAGGTCTGAAAACATACCTGCGCCAATTGATGCAACATGTGCCATATTATATTACTCCATAGTAATTAAATGATATTGAATATTGTGACCGAAACAATGTCGGATTGTCTTTGTCTTTTCCCGAAATTTTCATAGCACTCGAACCGAACTGCACACGGTCGGTCGTTTGACCTTCCAGATACAAGTCCAATTTGTCAGCTATTTCTCCTAAACGTCGTGTTCCACCACCAGAGGGTACAAAAATATCCACTAACATGATCCCAGAAACCGAGCGAAGATTTAAACCTTCACCCGCAGGAATCACGGATATTCTCAAGAACTCACTGGGTGCGTCCACAGCTATGAAGTTCGACGGATATGTTTTAATATTTTCCGCCAACCATTCAGAGCTTCCGAAAATTGAGAAGATGTTCTGTTCAAGATTTACATACTTTCCCATCACGCCTCCCTAAATATTTCGACTAAGAACACAAAACCGCTGTTCACCATCTTCTCGCCTATGTTCCACTCGTATCCGTCAAAAGTCAATGTGTCGTAAGGTGTTAGAGCACCTATCTCTCGAGACTTCATAAGAGCCTCCTTTTTTACGACATTGTGATCTTCAGTCTTCTGAGTGGAAGCCACTGCGATGATTTTGATGTTCAGCGTTGTGTCTGTTGTGGTGATGGCTCCTGAATTGAAATCGAACGACGGATCGCTCTTTCTGGTCAAAACAGCATCTGAAGCCAAATCTCTCACCTGATTGAAAGCCTTATTAAGGTTTCCGTCTATGAGATTTCTGAACGACATCAGTTAGCCCTCCACCACGTTTTGGAGCCTTTGTTGACCAAGAGTGGTTTTATCAAATTTCTGACCACAGAAGGTAATAGATTCGCGGAGGTGACTTGTTTAAGGTCAATGGAAGAGCCCACTTTGAGACTCTCAACAGCACCCGTATCATCCAGCAAACCATCATTATTTAAAAGATGATAAGCGAGCTCTTTTTGAGCTCGGAGGATTCTAGCGGGCACACCATCCAACTCCACGATGATCCCCAAACGAGGATCTCCATAACTTCCGATTCTTGGAAAAGACATAGCTTGAGAGCTCGACTCAGCGTAACCTGTGTAAGTCTGCCCATCCAGCACCTGCGAGGCGGTCACCAAAGCTTGCTCCTTTGAAGTGTCTGAAGCTTCCGTCCAAGCGGCTGCATCCAGACGATCATTAAAGTAAGCATCGGCATCCACCAGAGTGCTGTACGAGTTTGTTCCAACAGTTAACGCCATTTCGAGCTCCTTTTAGCTATGGAAGACAGGCATGATTCCGAGACTTAGTGCGGATGAAGCTTTACGCTCAAACGTACCGACTGTAGATGCGAGAGTGCCACTAGCTACAGAAGTTAGAGCTTTCGCGGTACCTCCCTCAACAGCGTACATGTACTCAGCGTCACCCACAAACTTGTCCTCTGAACCGTTCCAGTTGTAGCCCGCAGGTGCGAGTACATAACCCCAACGCTTCCAGATCTCAGTTGTTCCGCCACCCATGTAAGCTTTAGCGTCACGATCGATCTCTAGAGGTGTAGGTACTTCAAGTCCAGCCATAGCCAACGCACCTGGCGCGACGATGAATGAAGTCTTAGTTCCTACGATGTCCACGCCTGCACCTGTGTTGATTTTAGTCAACTGTGCAGATGTGAAGCCCTGAGCTGCTCGTGTCTGAATCAGACGGAACTTTCCACCAAAGATTGTTTGGAAGTCGATGCTGCCATCTGAAACAGTATCCTGATCAACTAGGTTTGCGCTGCGAAGCGAAGCCATAGTCTCTGGAGATGTTACGAGATAGTAGAAAGGAAGTTCATAGTCTTTCCAACCCATACCCAAAGCGTTCAAGAAACCCTCTGCGCGTTGAGCACCTTGCTCCATAGAAGCTTTAGTGTTGTCGAAAGTCTTGATGATCTTATCTGAACCCAAGTCAACGTAGAAACCGCTGGTGCTAGATGAAGGATCGTTGTCGAAACTCTGACCACCCACGCCCGCTGATCCTGAACCCTCTCCTGCGCCTGTTAAAGCTTCAGAGATTGCTACACCTTTCAACACAGATAGGATAGCGTTATGCTCGTCCTGTGCCTGTGTCTCACCGAAGTCACGACCGATTTTGGCTAAGCCATCACGCTGAGTGATGACTTTCTTCATGTTGACATTACGCGCACCGTGTGTACGTACAGTCTTAACATAACGAAGCATATCAGTGCTTGTATCAGTTGTTGTTCCATCGGTGCTGTCTGTGATTGACGCAACATTGATGTTGGGATTCAGTGGTTTGTCCCAACGGACTTGACCTATGAATGTCTCTGTGTTTGTGTCGATGTCTGAATTGGACCCCACGATACCTGTTCCCGAAAGCTTACGTGCATTTGTGTAAGCTTCGTCAGAATAGGCTGAGAGTGCCTCTTGCAGTACTTCATTCGTGACTCCCGCCACTCCTGTGTTTGCTGGCATAAATATGCTCCATTAAAAAGTTTTTGAAATTTACTGACCCAGTCGTTTAGCCGCCGCCTCCAAAACTTGAGACTGTGACTGCTCAAACACAGAACCATTGCCTGCGTCCGATACACCTGGATCACCTTCTGGTGACGGAGTACCACCTCCGTTATTTTGTTTAGCCTTGAATAAGAATGAGTTGTTTACATCATCCGAAAATGCTTTAGCGTATTCAGTGATCGATCGCCCATCTTTATGTTTCCATGAACCAGCTTCATTCTGGATAAGTTCAGTTGAGATTTCTTTGAAAGCCATCTCAGCCGCCTTCTCGTGTCTGAATTCCAGTCCGCTCAAAGAGTTTTTCACATCGATGTCTCTGGTGAGTTCGACGGTACGACCTGTGAGAGCTTTCACTTGAGCGTTTAACTCAGCTTCTTTCATCCCCCAAGCTTCTTTGTGCTTACCTTCTTCTTCCAAACGTTTCACTTCAGCTTCCCTGTCCGCTTGATCTTTTGAGGCGACCTTTGCAAGAGCTTCGTCTCTGGCGGCGTATGCCTTATCCAGATTCTCTTTGATCGGCTTCAACGCCTCGTCTATCTTTTCCTGCAGTAGTTTCTCATCCATTGCTGGATTTGCTGGGTTGTTGGGTGTAGTGTTCGGTGTATTTGGTTCATTTGGTTCATCATTATTCGGCATGGTATTTCCTTTGGACACAGTCCGTTGTTGTGCGATCACAGATCACTTTTAAAGTTGTGAGGTCGTTTCACCCCATTCACGATTCAGATCCTCATCTTGCGGTGGGATCAATCATTTAAGATAACCTCGAAATTCGATCCTTGAGAGGTTCGCGCCTCACAAATCACAAGTATCCACGCGGGTGGCCTCGAAATCATCGAAATTCTGTTGGTTTAATGATTATCTCGGAATGACCGGAAGACCGATGGCCGAGTACGGTAACAGAGACCTTTGACTGAGAATTTCAGCAAGTCTGAAGGGTGGTGGAGAGTGAGCAAGGTAGAGCTTCTAAACAAAGAATACAGCAGTGCCTCAAAAGCCCCAAGGACGTCTATTTATAGCCTAGACAGCATACGGAACCAACAAAGCAAGCTCCTAGACTCTTTAACGAAATTTAGAAATCTTGAAACTTGTCGCGCGACAGTGTTGGAACACATAAAAAATTTTGAAAAGCGGATAGTTTGACACATAAATAACGAAGCGTGCCACAATTTGAGATTGAAATGTTGAAATGAAACCCTTGTTGATTTAAAGAAAGAAGAATGATTTCTCATTCAAGTTCGCCCTATCTTTGGTTATAGGGCGTAAAAAGTTATAAGGGTCCATCAATTTACATAAGGTTAAAAGTTTATAACAAAAAATACACAATAATCAAACAAAATAAAAAGCTAATGTAACTACAAAAATATGTGTTTAAGCTGAAAGTGAGATATGTTAAACTATCACATATGTGACCAACAATAGCTACTGCTTAAGGTCGCTGGGTTACTGTGTATGTGACCAACAATAGCTACCGCTTAAGGTGTTTAATTATGTCAAGGTTGCTTTTAGTGTGTCTAAAACACGACAGGCTCAATTTGATGGCCATCAACGACCACCTTATGAACCCCTGTTGATTTAACGAGCCTCTGATCTCCCCCGATCAATTTACCCAAATGTATATGGTATCTCAAGGTGCTGAGGTTCACAATTATATGTAAACAAAGATAGCTGATTACCAGCCGTCTAAGGTTGTGTTGAAACGACAAGTTGTGTATTGAGTGTTAAAAATAATAAAAGGAAAAGATGATGAAAGTTACACAGAGAATGATGGAAAAAGGGTTGTCGAAGAATGGTGGTTACTCAGACACCCAGTTGCGGTCTTTGGGTGTTATGACCAAAGAATCAGGGTGGATGGATAGGTTGTTGGATGGTGAACACCCAGAAGAAAACTACCTGCGTTTCTTGGAATTGAAGGACGCTCACTTGAAAAACAAGAGCGGCAATCTGCTGAGCCAACGACATCCTAAATTGGTGGATGATGAAGATTTTTGGGAACTCAGAACAATGATGGAGACTCTCTCTGTGACACACGGATTGTCACTGGCTGATCTCGCCAAATATTCCATAAGAAGCTCACGGACAATCTAAACTTAAGCCCTCGACATAAATCATCGAGGGCTTATTAAACGCAATCTCACGTAGGTTTCACGTAGTTTCAAGGACCGATGCCGTACCAACCCTTACGCTTGAGCCAGTCTTCTTGAAGCTCTTCCATGACATCCTGAATCGTCAACAGGTCTTCCTCAGTCATCAGACGTCCTCCGAGTCGTGAACGACCGACCACAGGGATCAAACCTTCTTCTATGGCTTCGTTGAGATATGCATCGTACACGTGCTTGGGGAGTCCCCTCGCTCGCATCTCATCCAACGTCATTTTGATGGTGTTGTGTTTCATGGCATTTGCGTAGAGCTGTCTCAACGATCTCTTCGCCTCACTCATATCGGCCACATTTGTGAAGAACGCATCGTGGATGGTTGATGTGTCCACTTTATTCTTCTTTCCCCACAAATGGAAAGCCTTCACGAGCGTCGCATCGTCGGAATGGTTTTTGTTCACCCCGTAGGCTGTTCTGGCACCCATAGAATCAGCTATGTCATTTATCTTACCTTCTTTGTTGATGAGCTGCTCCCACCATGTCGCTTCAGTTTTCTGAGGTATTTGCACGATGTTGACTATCCACTTACCGGAGTCCTTATCGAAGTATTTCAGCTTCTCTTCAAAGCGCTGTCTGAATACTTGCTCCACGACCTTACCCGACATATTGACACTGGGCACACTTGTCCAGCTCTTGGGCAGCTTGTTGGCCTTGAAGATCTCGATCTCACCCAACTTCCACAGATCAGCCACCTCCATTTTCAAGTACTTGGCTCCAGTCCTTCTGGTTTCCGAAGGTTTCACACCTTTCAACATATCCCACAAGTTGCTGTCTTTGTCGTAAAATGAGAACTGACGAAGAAACTTTTCCGTCACCGGTTCACCGGCCTTAACGGACAGAAACTCGCTGAGTCTGTCCGAAAGAGTGTAGCCCTTCTCTCGACTACCCACCAGCTTCTCTTTGATTATGGAAGACCAATCGAAGTTCGCTTTACTTGGTTTGCTGTGAATCAGGAATTGCTCAGCCAATCTACCGTGCCATCTGGTGAATATCTTCAGTATGGGTACTTGCTCATCTAAGTGATCACTCATTATCTTGGCGATCTTACGGAAATCGTCGGGAGTCACAATTCGTGAGTAGCTGGATGAGAGACTGTCCACGAATTCCTTACTCTTGACATCCAAGAACCACAACTGCTCCATCAGATCTTGACCCACGGGTATGCCTTTGTCGAAGGATTGTTTGACATTCTTTCGCAGCGCCATAAGCTCTTTGTATGTGTCTGGGTCTCCTGGATAGCCTGTCTTGGGTTTGAACATGGCGGCTTTGGCGGATATTTCACCCAGCACAGCATCTCTTTCAGAGGCCTTGACAACTAATGTGCCTTCACTCTTACCGAGTATTTTCGCCAACTTACTCTCAATGGTCAATATCCCTGTCCGCTCACCGGCTCCATAGAACGACACCATAGCTTTCATCTTTGCGGCCTTTCTGAGATCCTTCTCGGTCAGGTGGAGTCTTTGGTTGAGCTCCCTAAATCGGGGATCGTTGTATGTGATGGCCGCTATTTCATCGTACAATCTACGCTTCTGATCTGTGGACACAACATTGGACATCTGAGCCAACTTTTTATTGCGGGTCGTCAGGGCTATGATTTGGGCTCCTGATGAACTTGCGTCCTGCTCCAACGCCAAACTGGTCATGTACTCATCCAACCGTTTGAGAGACGCTCTTCCATATGACCCTGAAAGATGGTTATCCACTTTGGCTGTCTCCAACGCGAGCCTGAAGAACTTACCGAGCTCCTCACCTTCTATACGACCGACTATAGGGTTCTCCAATATTTTTCTCAAGTCGTTCGGCTTACCTCTCAACATCAGATTACCCACCTTGACCAACTCAGGTCTCCATCTCTCAGCTATCTTCTGTCTGCCGGGAAATGTGAGTGAATCGAATCTACCTTCGAAGAAGTCATCCAGCCCGCCGAGGAATGCTCCTGTGGTGTCTTGCAGGTTACGAAAACCATCTGCCTTCATGGGTTTGGAAGCGGCTGTGTTCAAGAAAGGTCTATAAGTCTCGCCTCCCTGCGGACCCACGAAGCCTCTCTCATAGATGCGTGCGCGATGGTCTATGAACGCTATGTTGTCGAAGCTGTGATCGCCTTTGCGTAACCACTCCATAGCTTTGAGACGCTCGTATGTATCGTCTCGACCTGCCATGTAATGTCGATACTCGTTCAAGCTGTCGTAGTATTTGGCGCGCCCTTTGTCGTCTTTGAAGTACAGCAACTTCTTTGTGAAGTCATACATATCACCATCTACTTTGTACTTCGATTGACTAGCCCAATTCAAAGCATCGACCATCTCTTGATCCAAGAACTCTTCAGGGAAGTCCGAGTAGGATCTTGTGGAGGTTATAGGTATTCTGGTGTCTTCCATCAATCCTATGCGAGTCTTCATGAAGTATGTCTTGTAACCTTTACGGAACAGCAATCGAGACTTTCCCGACACATTCGGTATACGCATACCCACATCTATCTTTCTTTGGAGTACTGAGTAGTTGTTTATGCGGTCATCCACAACTCTTATGTTTTGAGAGAATGTGTCATAATACTGACCGAAGAACTGTCCACTGGCTCTGGAACGCATTCTTCGCTTCTGAACACCGTAAGTCTCCAATTTGAACAAATGATTCTGTTGTTCTAATAACGACGAACCGAGCTTGTGCCAAGCAAGCCTGTCGCCGTTCAAGTTGGCCATGTTGTGCAGATCTCTACCCAAAGCTATGGCGAATTGATCTTTGTCTGGAGTGTCGGCCAACGACAACCTGTGAGCAAATCTTAGATAGAATTGCTTCATGTCATCACCGGACAACCGCAACTTTATATGAACAGGTATGGCTGTGTCAAATATGGGAGCCAGCTCTCTGGCCAGCTTGGGAGCCGTGTTATCTTCCCACCAATTCCTCTCACGGATGTTGAACAACAGATTGTCGTGGAGATCATCGAGTTGAGAAGCTCCGAGCACTGGATCCAAGAAGCTCTTGTCTGTTAGCTTTTTGAATGTGTCTGAGCGAGCTCTCAAACGAGTCTCTATTGTGTCGGACACATTCATTATGTCGAACTTTATTTGCGATTGAAGAACCGCTTTAGCATTTCCCCACACCTCTCCGTTCTTTCTGAAACGCGTGAACACAATCCTCAAGTTATCCGTCACTGCTGCGGCTTCGTTGGCCGACATCTCTTTTCTCAAATCTCTTATAAAGGTGTGTATGAACTCTTTATCGGCGGCCTTCAACACTGAACTTTCATCAACGAGTCTCAGATTGTTATCCAAGACTGAAGGGTCTGGCTGGTAACGCCTAGCATCTTCATATCGTCGAGTTATCGGATTGAACAGTAGCTGATCTTCCCTCGGAGGTGTATCTAACACTCTTCTTCTTGTGTTTCGCTTGGTCGCCAGTGTGACCCCTCTGAAGTTGGTGAGGGACAGTGTACCATCC